CGAGCCGAATCCGCCGGATGGAGTGAATCCAGCATAGCCGTCAGCGTTTCCACGCTGCTCACCTCCTGTGTAGTCGTTCATGTAGCCTTTTGCATTAAGCCAGCTTGCCGGGTTTGGCGTGAATTGCCGTTCCCGGAACCGGCTGTCATATTTCTTTGCAGCCTCAACAGCCGCGATGATTCTGTCGGTCGCCGCGTCGTCCGGCTCCGGGTTGATTTTGGCCCACGCCCGCTCTGCCGTGGCCCGGTCCACCTTCTTTGGGTAGGCCGCGTAGAAGCGGTCAAACCGTTCGGCCTGCTCTGCCGAGAGGCTCCCGGCTTTGCGCCGGGGGGCTTTCGGCTTGTCGCGCGTCTCCGGTGCGGGCTCCGGTGCGGCCGGTGGCGTCTCCTCCACCTCTGCGGCCGCTGCGGGCTCAGGTGCGGGGCTTTCCGCCCTGCGGCCGGGAAAGTTATCAACCGACGGTTTTGTCGGTGCTGCGGTGCGCTTGGAGTAAAGCTGGCGGAGGTTCTCGAGGAGGGACTGCACCCATATAACGCGGCAGTTCTCCCACAGTTCCTTGTCCACCTTTCCCATAGAGGCGAGCGTATTCAGGATGGCCTCCGCCGTTTCGGCCGTAACTCCTGTGACCGCGAGCAGGTACTCCCAGCCCATTTTGTCCCAGCAGTCGTAATACTGTCCGTCTGCCGCGCAAAGAAGTTCGAGCAGCTTAAACCAAAAGGCATACCCGTCGTTTCCCCAGTTCTTCTCGAGGATGAACTTTGTCCGGCTCTTTTCCCCGACGTAATGGGGGAAGTAGTCGGCGGTCTGCCTGTTGCTTCTTCCCAAGTCTCGCACCTCCTTTCTGCTGGTGATTTCAAGAGTAGATGACCTTGCTGCCCTCTGCCGTCTTTACGACGTCCACGGACTGTGGGAAACGAGCTTTCATCTCCGGGTCATGGGTGATAGCCATAATCTTGAGCGAGGAATACCGCTTCTGGATGGCCTCGAGTGCGTCGCAGTAGGCTTGTACGCCCTTGTCGTCGAGGAACGGCGGCTCGTCAATGAACAGGAATCCGAGCTGCACTCCTGCGGTGCTGCTCTTGAGCTCCGCCAGTGCAAGGATGACCGAGAGGGCCGCCTTAACGCGCTCGCCGCCGGAGCGGCTCATATAGGGCAGAGCTCCGGTCGCCGCGTCGTTCACAATGATGTCCAGCGCGGTGACCTCTTTCTTGCTGTTGCTCTTGAGGGTCTTTTCCATGCGCATCTCGATGCTCATGTGTCCGCCAGACATCTG